CGGCGTAACTGCCTTGAATGATGTGTATTTAAGGAATGAGCTTTGCATCAGTCTTCTCTCTTTCTGCGTTGCGCAGCGATTAATTCATTGATTGTTTGTTGGTGCGGGAAGCGGGCTGGCTCTGCTTCAGGCGGCTTATATTCTTCGCGCCATGCAATTGCGAGCATCCTGAATGCATCAGCAGCATGTGATGTCCAGTCATGCCGTGGCTTCTCACGAAACGCACGTTTATCTTCGTCGTACTCACGCTGATATTGCTTGAGCGACTCGACGCCTTGATAAGTCTTTTCAGCATCGAACCAGCTTGTTTTCAACATGGAGCGAGCTGCTTGAATGCCGTCTTGCACGCTCAGATCAGACACAATGCGCACATTTCCTGTGCCTAGCGCCTTCCATGCCATCTCTTGAATTGACTTACCGCCAGATGCAAGCGTTTTTGCTTTGGCATCGTGTGGTAGCCAATGCAGTCCGTACTTATATTGTTTGTTGAGGACAACTGAGAAATAGTCATCCATCTGTAAGCCTGACGCGCCGTAATATTCCAATATGTGGATTTCGTCGCGCACAACTTGAAACCACCAGATTGCAGTGTCGTCCTTATAGCCCAAGTCCCATGCCGTATGAACTCTGACCGATTCGTCATAGTCAACCGTGCAAATCCGTCCTTCTTGGTTAGCCTTGTAAAGCTCTTTACCGTAATACGCGCCAGGCAAAGCTGCCTCAAAGTCACATTCCATCTCCTGCCGCCATGCGTCTTCAGTCATCTCCAGCTTCATCGCTTCCATTTCGGACTGCGGCAATATTCCAGACTCTTCTGCCTTGATGACCATCAGCAGCCAGTCTTTGCTTACTTCAGCGTGGACGACTCTTTCGTAGAACTCGTTGCGGCCTTTAGGTGTGCCGATAATGATTGCCCAACCTTGGCGATCAGCCAGTGCAGGCCTAATAACATATTGCCAAATACTAGGCTTCCAATCACCGTACTCATCAGCCACAATGCCGTCAAAATAAAGGCCGCGAAGCGCATCAGCTTTATCAGCGCCGAACAGCTGTACACGAGAACCATTAGGGAAATCAACTCGCAATTCGCTTTCATTGATCTCGACTCCTGGTATCGGTTGCACAAACCGCTTGAGGTAATCCCATGCTACAGACTTGGCTTGTTTATAAAACGGTGCGACATAAGCAAAACGGCCATCCATTCCTTGAAATGTGATAGCCGATTTGATTAGTTCGTTGACACATGCAACTGTCTTTCCCGCTCGCCGATGTGCTACTACAACCGCCCATCTTGTCTTCCGATTGTGCAATGGCATGAAGACATTGCGGGGGCGATATGGTATGACTATGGCAGCCATGTAAAGGTGTGCTTGTGCTCGCCTTCTTCACCCGACCCAACTATTTGTTGCTGAGCCTTTCCATCCAAGCGATCACCGATCTCTTTTATTGCGCCAATATCGCCTTCCTCTGCCTTTGTTAGCAAAGCCTCAGCAATTTTTCTCAATCGTTTTGAATCTGACTGGACAACGGCGCGACGAATTGTATCTGCCCATAATCTATTGTTTTTATTAGAATTTGTATTACCTTTTGGCGCTCCTGCCATGATCAAGCTCTTGGCGGTGGCTGCAATTCACCTTTTTCATCAGCCTTTGCCAATATATGCAAGATGTCTAAGCTATCCACGCGCTGCCAACCTTGGATTTCGTCCCCTGCGTTTTGACCAAGGCGAATAAATTCTCCTGTTACTGAATCAGGATCAATGGTCACTTGGTAATAAATTGGCCGTGACTGTGGCGGCATATTGTTAAATTGAACAATGACAACAATCTTTGTTTCTGGTATTTGCATATGAATTCATCAAGGTTGCTTGATGCCTCAAATAAAAAAGCCGCAAACTCAGTGAAGAGTCGCGGCGTAAGATGTGTTTGGCACATCGGGGAGAAAATTGGTGTTACTTAACCTTAGATGGCTTCATGTGCCAGCCCAATTGCCGTTTAATCTCTTCCGGCGATGGTGGTGGTATTTTACGTTCCAACAGTTTGTAGAGCCATTTGCGAACCTTGTGTTTGTCTGGTTGCATATTGGCTCTCCAATGCAAAAAGCCCCCGATAAACGGAGGCTTCACAAAATTTTAGTGGCAACTTTCCCACCACAGGCGCAGGGTGCCATATATTTTTATGTGCGTCAAGCACTTTTTAATCGAATAAGCCACGTTTTCTCATCACCGGCATAATCACAAACAACGCAGCCGCATAACTCTGATTGCTTGGACTACGCCACACTTTGGCTTTAGCTTCTCTGTTCTTCATCTCGATGCCAATCGCCTGTTGCATAGCCACTTCGATAGCGTCTATACAAAAATCGACTGATTCCATTTCTCGTTGATACACCTTGTCATGCGCGAGGTCTGCCGGATCGTCATACTGCTTGCTGGTGGTCGATTGCTGGCAATATGGTGCAGTGCGAGGTGCGCCAAGCTTTGGACGCCATATCTTTGACCACCTGTACCATTCAATCAGCAGGCTGTCGGCAATCTCTTTGTCACTTTGTCTTTCCATCGTCTTCCCCCTTGGTTTGCCGAATGATCCGTATATGCCACGTTCTGTGTATTTGTGCGCCGGTAGTGCTTTGCTCTTTTCTTTGCCTAGCCGACGCATCCTTAAATCAAAAAGCTCCCACGCTTCTAGTTTCATGCGCCTCCTATTTGCCGAAAATTTTTATAAACCACCCACAGTAAGAATTGCCGGAAGCCTTTGGAGGTGTAATAAATACTTTTTCCATTTGCTTTAATTTGAAATCCCAATATTCGTTCTCGCGGCTTTTGTGTGCATTTAAGATCGCCAATTTTCTTTGCTCACTGCGGCGCTCCCTCAGCCTCTCTGGCGTTGCTGGTGTCATACCTACCCTTTCATTCTCTGCAATCTTGCTTTGCGTTTCGCATAAGTCTCATGCCAGAATAACTTTTCACACTCAACGATGACCTCATCCCAATAAGTGGCGCATTTTCTCCATAATCGTCTTTTTGGAAAATTGTTATCTGCGAACTTTCTTGCCTCAGAGGCCAAAATTCTTCTGCGAAAGTCAGGAATTAGTATCAGCGCGTTATCAAATGTTATTTCTTTCGGCGACATGAATTACCCTTTCATAGAAAGCACCGCACAAAACTATTTGCTCTTTGGTTTTTCTGCTAGGCCGCGCCAGTATTTAATTTCGCCTGTGTAAGCATCAACGCTTCTCGTGTCACTAAATTCTTTTGCATATAGAGGTGTATCGCAGGCCAAGCACCATTGAAGCCCATCCCAATAACTAAAACTCTTGATTAATTTATCCTGATAGCGCACCTCATAAGCCCCAATCCTCTCTGGCGTACTTTTCATTACAAACCATTTTGTTGTTTTCATCATTTCATCCCATTCAATACAACGCAGTTAAGCCCGAAAGCAAAGAACGCATAACCAGCCTGATTCCAATCCCCCGCCCATGCCTGACGTATTGCAGAACATGCGAATAGGAAGGTGATTAGCCACATGAAAAAGCGTGGGCTGGCTAGTAAGTTGATTAGGTAGGTCATGATTTAGTTGTTTTGACTGTTGTACATGCAGCCATCAGAAACGGAATCCATGCCCACAAATAATGCTCTGTGCTCACTAGGTAAGTACCGCTTGCAATGCAAGAAATATCGGTAAGCAGTAAATACAAAAATGCCATCCATCTTCCCCTCGTTTATTGAAAAATGCTGCAGTTAATACTGCTCTCTTGTTCTAACTAATTGGCTAAGCTCACTCTGAAACTGAGATCTACGAATGCTCTCTTCCAGTGCGGCGTGGTGCGATTTCCATCCATTTGCAGCCGCAGCAATTAATTCGTCTCTTGTCATGTCGCAGAATCGGACGCCAAATAACGTGCCTTGATCAGCCAGCACCAAACCGTTTATTACAAATTCGCTTGGTAGTCCCATACTTCCCTCCCTAATGATTAAACTGCCAGACTTAATCTTCTTTTTCGACAGAACAAATTTCGATCAAATCACCTGTCTCAACTTGATCAGCACAGGAATGACACAAGCAAGGCGCTTCTGCCACTTCCCATGCTTTTTCCTTGGCTTCCTCTTCGTTGTCAGCCTCGACTTCAACTTGCACGGTTGCACCAACCGTAAATAAAACTCTGTATTTCATTTCACTATTCCTAAGTTGTGCTGCGGTTAAACTGCCTTGTTTGCTAGTGCCATTAATTCCCGAACTGGAATATCAGTGGCAAGATGCGCATTCAAAATCAGATCCGCGCCGATCTTGTTGTATGTCCTTGCCCTGCTGATCGTGGCTACATCGCTTTTCAATGAATGCGACAGCTGCTTGTCACGCTTTAGTTTCAAAGCTTCTTTGACATGATCCAAAAATGCGTTCTTTCTCATGCTTGCCCCTATCGAAACATCTTGATCTGATCCCACCAAGCGATTCGCTTGATGATCTTTTCTTCTGCTGCGTGTTGAAACTGATTGCAATTTCTTTCTGATGTGATGCTTTCAAAAACGCCGGACGATTTCTCTTGTCTGCATCGGCCAAATCCAACATTCGAATGCTTTGGATGTGTCCGTAAATCGCAGTGGGTGCAATCGAGGCATTTCATACGGCATCCCTATTCTTAACCAATCCGGCCAACGAACCCATGCCTTCAGGTTTTGGGCTGCGCTTCGTCGCCAATGCTGGAACTTGTTTTTCAACTGGTAGGATTGGTTTTGCGATGTGTACGGGAGGTGCGTTACCTTGGAATCCAACGGTGCGCAGCTTCGCCCAATCTTCACGAATGCAGTTCATGAACGCTTGATCCCAGTTCACGTACTTCTTGCCACTTGCCGTCATGCGACCAACAAAAAATTCAAGATAAGCATTTAGGTTTGCATAACCATTCGCCTGCGCCCATGCAGCAACACCATCAGAGATTTCAAAGCCTTCCGGAATCGGGGTTTCTTTTTTCTTTGCGGGCTTGGAAGCGGAAGCCGAAGGCGCTTCTTTTAAATGGTTTATGGTTATTGGTTCTTG